AAGGGCGACCTGCCGATGGACCGCATCGGAAACCGCATGGCCGCAGGTTCCAAACCACAAGGAGATGAGTTCGACATGGCATCCATCGCAGACCTCGAAGCCGCCGTCGAGAAGGTACTCAAGACCAGCAAGTTCCCCATCGACGTAGCCGGGACGACCACGCAGCAGACGCTCCCGACCATCATCAAGAACCTCGAGATCGAACAAGACTACGTGCGCGACCAGGGCAGCAAGATCCTCGCGTCCAACGCCGCTGTCCTCGCGAAGCAGCAGGAAATCCTCACCGCAATCGCGGCCCTGCCGCAGTAGGTGTTCACGCTCGTCGTTCGTGTCCTCGGTGTGACGTTGCTTGACATGGCCGTCTGCACCGACGAGACGCCCGAGGCGCGTGACCTTGAGGGCGGCTACGCGATGACTGCCGGGTTTCAACCGAACGTGCCGACCATCCCCAGCACGCAGCAAGACAACCAACCCGAAGGAGATTGACCATGGACCGCCTGAAGACCCTGTTCGGCGAACCGGCCGCAGTGATCGGCACGGTTACCGCTGTCATCGCGTTCGCGCTCACCCTGTCCGGGCTCGACACGAACACGCAAGGCATCGTCATGGCGTTCGTCGTCGCGCTCGGTGGTGTCTGGGGCGCATGGGCCACCCAAACCACGTTGCTCGGCGCGCTCGTCGGCGTCGTCAACACTGGAGCCGTGCTGTTGGCAACGCTGCACTACTCGCTCAGCGAGACATCGCAGGCGGCGCTCATCTCGGTTATCACCGTGGCGCTGGGGCTGTTCTACCGCACACAGACGAGCCCGGTCGCTGAGCCGGTACGGCAGCCGCTTCCGCCCGCATGACGCTCACCGTCACCCCGCGCGCCGACCTCCGGGCAGCCTGCTCCGTCCAGATACATGGGGCGTGGTCTAGTCCGTGGTCGAACGGGCAGACACCGAACTCGCTCCTCATCGAAGCCGTCATCAATCTCGGCGTCGGGCTTGTCCGCGACTCGCTATGGGTTCACAACACGGCGCAACAACGCTGGCACAAGGCACTAGCCGACGCCGGCATCGGACTGTGGCTAAACGTCGTAGCCGACCGGGCACAGTACGCCGCCGCAGACATCGCCTACCTCGCCGGGCTGCCCTGCGCGGATGCCGTCAAGGCACTCGGCGGGTTGAACGAACCGAACGCCTACCCGAACGACACGTGGCCCGCGCACACCGTAGCCGTACAGATGGAGTTGCAGAAGGCGGCCGACCTGTTCCTACCAGACGCGCTCGTCGTCGGGCCGGCGCTCAAACATGAGCATGTGGACTACGACGCGGACCTTAAAGCTCTCGCGGTGGCCGGCATCTCGGAGTGGTGTGACACGCTCGACCATCACTTCTATCCGTCGGCGGAAGGTCCGGCCGCGAACGCGCGGGAACGGGCCAGGGCTGAGGCAGGGTACGGCGCCCCGGTCGGCACACAGTCCGAGACAGGGCAAACTGATACCCAATGCAAAGACGCCGGACTAAAGGCGCTGTGGTCCGTCGAAACGTACCTCCGGAACTACCTTGACGGCGTACGGCTCACGTCGCTCTACAGCCTTGTAGACGACTCGACCGGACTGTTCGGGCTCGTCGGGAAGCCAGCGGAGACGGCGGTGCGGGAGTTGTTGGCGACCCCGGACGGCGGCGAGGACTTCCCCGGCTGGCTCGCTGTCCACCCGGAGCCGTCGGATGCGCGTTACGTCTGCACGTCCGAGGGCGGCGGCAAGTGGACCGTCTACCTCATCCGCGAGCAGGACCCTACTGCGACGCTGGTCCTACCCGGCCGCGGCTACAAGGTGGACGTGGGCGAGGAGACGGTCGGGCCGCGCGGGAACGAGCGGGAGCTCGAACTGCTGGAGTCGCTGACCACCGTCCACGTGAGCAGCGACTAGCGACGAAAGACGTTGCACTCTAGCCAGTCGCCACACTTCTCGAGGAAGAAGATGATGCTGCGCTCCACCCGGCGCAGTCGGCTCATCTTCGGCGGCCACGTCTCACTCATAGCCAGATCCTCTCACTTGGAGGGGGCGAGGCGACCTGTACCTGTTCGTGCGGCACGTGGAGCGTCACCCGTGACCACAACTATCTCGCGTTGGCTGCCCACGCACACCATCGCGCCTACCCGAACAGCCAAACGAAACTGTCACCGGAGTCCATGGAGCGCGGCGAGCAGACGTGGCGGGCGCGTGTGATGGGCGGGATGGGACGCGCAGTGGTGTAGTGACGGCAAGACGGCACAAGGCGCCTCCAATCCCCACAGGTTGGAGGCGCCGTTTCGTCATTCTGGCACTCTAGCAGGCGTGTGGGATAATTTGTAATAGTCCACGGCGTGCTAGAGTCGCGCCTATGCGATCCCGAACAGACATATACGAGTCCATCGACGCCGAGCGCGAGCGGCAATCCGACAAGTGGGCCGGCAGACACCATTGGGGGACGGGGGACTGCTCATCCTCGCAGGTTCCGCCTATCGTCAAGGCCGCCGTACTATCTGAGGAGTCCGGCGAGGTCGCTCGCGCTGTGCTCGACGGCGACCCGAGTCAACTCCGCGCCGAACTGGTGCAGGTCGCCGCTGTTGCAGTCGCATGGTTGGAGTCGCTGTGACCGACGATTACCAGGCGTTCCTTGACCGCAAGGCGCAACTGACCAACGCGGGCGGGTTCGAGCCCGACGGGCTCCCCGCCCACCTGTTCGACTTCCAACACGCGACCGTCGAATGGGCGGTACGGCAGGGCCGCGGTGCGATCTTCGCGGACTGCGGCATGGGCAAAACCCCGATGGAGCTCGCCTGGTCCGAGCAGGTACACCGCAAGACCGGGCTGCCCGTCCTGATGCTGACCCCGTTGGCTGTCGGGTTCCAAGCGGTTCACGAGTCGGAGAAGTTCGGCCACGACGCGGCACTGTCCCGCACCGGGAAGGCGACCGCACCCATCACCATCACGAACTACGAACAGTTGTTCAAGTTCGACCCGGCTGACTTCGGTGGCGTCGTCTGCGACGAGTCCTCCATCTTGAAGTCGTTCGACGGTGCGACGAAGGCGGCCGTGACGGAGTTCATGCGACGCATCCAGTACCGGCTACTCGGGACCGCGACCGCCGCGCCTAACGACTGGATCGAGCTGGGCACGTCCTCGGAGGCGCTGGGGAGCCTCGGGCACATAGACATGCTGACCCGGTTCTTCACCAAGAAGAATCGGGCGGTGTCGTCTCGCGGACCCCGCGTCATCACCGGCTCGGGTCAAGTCAACGAGCAAGACAAGTACCGCCTCAAGGGTCATGCGGATGAGCCGTTCTGGCGGTGGGTCGCATCGTGGGCACGAGCCATGCGGAAGCCGTCAGACCTCGGATTCGACGATGCCCGATACCACCTACCGCCGCTGGTCACCCGACAAACCATCGTGGACGCCGCCCGGCCCGCCGAAGGGACACTGTTTGATGTGCCGGCCAACGGGCTACGGGAGGAACGTGAGGAGTCCCGCCGCACCCTCACCGAACGGTGCGAGGCGGCCGCGGTTGCCCTCGAGGATGCCGACCGGGCCGTCGCCTGGTGCCACCTCAACGACGAGTCCGCACTGTTGGCGCGCCTCATCCCCGGCGCCGTGGAAGTGTCCGGGTCGGACTCGCCCGACGAGAAGGAAGCGAAACTGGAGGCGTTCACCGAGGGCCACATCCGCGTGCTGGTCACCAAACCGAAGCTCGGAGCGTGGGGACTCAACTGGCAGTTCGCGCACCGGATGACCTACTTCCCGTCCCACTCGTACGAACAGTGGTATCAGGCGATCCGGCGCATGTGGCGGTTCGGGCAGACCGAAACGGTGACCGTCGATGTCATCACCACCGAAGGCGGACGGAACGTCCTCGCCAACCTCGAGCGCAAAGCCGAACAGGCGGATGCTATGTTCACCGCGCTCGTTGCCCACATGAACGATGCCCTGGACGTGCAACGCACGACCTACCCGAACACTTTGGAGGTTCCCGCATGGCTGGCGTTCTAGACCAACAGATCACCGACCGTTGGGCCATCTATAACGCGGATGCTATGGACGTGATGGGCGCGATGCCTGACCAGTCGGTCCACGCCTCCATCTACTCGCCACCCTTCGCCGGCCTGTACGTCTACTCGTCGAACGACCGCGACGTGTCCAACGCCCGCAACTACGGCGAGTTCCGCGAGCACTACGGCATGTTCGTCAAGGAGATCCACCGCCTGACGAAACCCGGCCGCGTGACCGGCGTGCATACGGCCCCGGTGCCGTCCTCGAACAGCGGCCGAGACTCCCTATTCGACTTCCCTGGCGACGTGATCCGGCTACACGAGGAATGCGGTTGGGACTGGATCGGCCGCCACGCCATCTGGAAAGAACCACTCGCCGTCCGCAACCGGACCATGCAACACAACCTGTCCCACAAGACGATTGTGGAGGATGGCGCGATGGGCGGCGTCGCATCCGCCGATGAGCTGCTCATCTTCCGGAAGCGCGGCGAAACCACCGAACCGGCCGCGCACCCGACCGGGCTCGACTACTACGCGGGCGGTGAGAGCGTCCCCGGTGACCTGCTCCGGTTCCGCAACTGGGACGGGAAACAGACCGAGAACCGCTACTCGCACTGGATATGGAGACGCTACGCCTCGTCGGTCTGGGACGACATACGACTAGACCACGTGCTGCCGTTCCGTGACGCGAAAGACCCCGACGACGAGAAGCATGTTCACCCGTTGCAACTCGACGTGATCGCGCGGTTCGTGCAACTACGGACGGCGGTTGGCGAGCGGGTGCTGACCCCGTTCATGGGCGTCGGGTCCGAGGTCTACGAGTCCGTCAGGTTGGGCCGTATCGGGATCGGTGTCGAACTCAAGCCGTCGTACTACGTGCAGGCCGTCCGCAACATGGAAGCCGTTGATGCGGAGTCCATCGCTGACGCGGTGCTGCCGTTAGGGATCGATGCTATGGCGGAACTGTGACAGCCGACCCAATCGAAGCGCATCTAGCCGAACTACGAAGCGGCCACTACAGCGCCGCCACGCTCAAGGCCCGCGCGGAAGTCCTCGCCACCCTCCCTGATCCGCTGCACATGACCCGCGAGTCCACCCAGGCGTGGTGGCAGGCGCGGCAGACCTACACGACCCGCGCCGGCGACACCCGGCCCCGTGTGGCGTCGTCACTGTCCAACCAGGCCAGCCATGCCCGCGAGTTCTGGCGTTGGGCCATGCGACAAGGACTCATCGACCGCAACCCCGCCGACTGGCTCCCGAAGGTGCGGCAGGCCAAGACGCAGGCAGTCACCATCCGCGAAGGCGACCTGGACAGGCTGCTCACCCACGCGGACGAACCGATGCGACGGATGCTGGCGTTGGGCGCGATGGCCGGACTCCGATCGGAGGAGATTGCCGCCGTCAAGTGGTCGGACATCGACCGCGACAACGGGGTGCTGTGGGTCCGCGAAGGCAAAGGCAGCAAGGACCGCTCCGTGCCGCTGTCTGCCGGTTTGATGGGCCAGTTGGGGGAACCGGGCGACGGGCCGATCATCGGGCGGGAGGCGTCCGCTAAGGCCGTGTCAATGGCAATCGGGCGGCACCTTCGAGCCAACGGTGTGGACCTGACGGCGCACAAGCTCCGAGCGCGGTACGCGACCCGGTTCCTCGCGGCGACCGGAGACGCCGTGGCTGCCGCAAAGGCGCTCGGTCACGCTGACCTGTCCAGCATCCAGCGGTATGCGGTGGCGTCGTCCGACACCATGAGACGCGGCGCTGAGGCGGCAGGCAGGATCGGATGAGAAACTCACGCCAGATACTTGACGCGCGTCTAGGACGGGTGCATAGTTGCCACATGCCTGCCGACCTGATCCCAACGTCCGACGTGTGCCGCATCTTCGGGGTGACCCGCGCGGCCGTGTCGCTGTGGGTGGCGGCCGGCAAACTTACTCCCGTGATGCGGACGCCGACGATGCTGTTCGAGCGCGCCGAAGTGGCCGAGTTGGCACGGTCCCGCGCCGAGCAGCCACGCGCGGGATAACCCATCCGTCCTCGCCGCCGTCGCTCCCGGCCCGACCCGCACGGTAGAGCGAACACCCAACGGCGGCGAGGCGCTTACCTGACCGGCCCCGAGGTGATGGGGAAGTCCCGACGGGCCGGTCAGCACAACTCAACAGAAAGCGGCTCCCGCCCAGACCAGGGAAACAGGAGCCGCCAACCTAGAAGGAGTATCGCATGACCGTCTGGAACTGGCTGAAGGCCATCCGTCTCGTCGCCGCCCTCGCGGTGCAGCCCTGATGCCTGCCTCTGGCCCGGAAGTCCACGACCTCCCCCGCGACACCGCCGACGACTCGTGCCCCGAAGCCTGCCTCTCGCACGGGATCTGCGTCCGGGCGTGCGGCGGGTCGCTCGTGGACGACACGGAGGACGAGTGCGACTTCTGCTTCGCGATGGTTCCTGAGGCTGAGGCTCGCTGCGAAGGATGGGCGTATCACTGCGCGGCTTGTCGCGAGGCCGGCAACTGCAATGCGTGCAACGGCGCACGGAGCGTGGCGCCATGACCGTCGTCGGGATTGAGCGCGTCGGCAAGAAGGACTGGCTAGACGCATGGGGCCACTACTGGGCATGGGACAAGGCCGCTCGTGTATGGCGGCGCGATCGTGATCGTGATCGACGGTGCGGACGACCCCACTACGAGCAGTGGTTGGGGCTGGACCGATGACGGACAACGCTCCGGGTTCGGCTGAGTGGAACCGTGTTGTCAGCGCCTCGAAAGTCGCCGCCATCCTTGGGGTGTCGAAGTGGGACAGCCAACGCTCCATCTGGCACAAGATGCGAAACGAAGTCCCGCCGCAGCCGCAAACGAGCGTCATGTCCCGCGGCCACTTCCTTGAGCCGGCCATCCTCAGATGGTGGAGGTCGCAACACCCCGAGATGGAGTGGGTCGAACGACACCAGACGTTCAAGTTAGGCGATTGGGCTGCAGCTACCCCCGACGCAGTTGGCTGGCCCGACGCGCCAGACGTGCCGCCCGTGCTCGTAGAAGCCAAGTCGGCTAACAGCCTTGACGAATGGGGCGCACCCGGCACCGACGCCATCCCCACCGAGTACCTAACACAGTGCTACTGGAGTTTGCACCTTGCCCACAAGGCATACCCGCAAACGCCGCCTATCATCACCTGCTACGTCCCCATCATCGGCCCGTTCCTCGAGTTCGCCGAGTACGTCGTCACGTACGACCCCGCGATTGGCGCCGATCTTGAGGCCCGCTGCCGTGCCTTCTATGACAGCCTCACCGCCGACGAGCCGCCACCACTAGACGACAGCCTCGCCACCTACGAAGTGCTGCGCGCCATGCACCCCGACATCGACCGGGCCGGCGTGGTTGAGCTGTCACCACAGGACGCCTACGACTACGTCACCGCCTGCAACGACCTCGCCGTAGCAGACCAGCGGGCACG